GCGCGGTGCGTGGCAACATGCTCTACTTCCGCGGCATGATCCGCTCGGGCCAGACCGAGGGCGAGGGCGCCACCTCGACCCAGACCGTCGACGCCGACATGGTGATCTTCGACGAGAGCAGCTATGCCCCGCGGGATGAGGTCGAGGAGGCCATCAAGCGGCTCGGGCACTCGGAGCTCAAGTGGGTGGTCGAGCTCAGCCGGCCGATCTTCCCTCGGACGGGCATCGACATCCCGTGGCGGGAGAGCGACCAACGCTACTGGCATCTGGACTGCGGCTGCGCCGAGGGCTGCTGCCTCGAGGAGACGTTCCCGCGGTGCGTGACCGATGAGCTGGCGCTTGCCTGCCCTGAGTGCGGGTGGCCACTAGACACACAGGCTGGGCACTGGGTGCCTCACGGGCCCTTCGACGCCAGGGCAGGCGGGTGGCATCTGTGCCAGCTCTACAGCGAGTTCCACGACCGCGCCGAGATGATGCGCGACTGGGCCAAGCCGGGTGACAAGCAGAAGTTCACGAACCACGTGCTCGGCCTGCCGTTCTCTGGCAGCGCCAAGCCGTTCCCCGCGGAGCTGATCCTCAGCCAGTGCCAGGACCGGCCGATGCCACTGACCGGGAATCAGACGGTCGCCGGCGTGGATGTGGGAGCCGTCTGGCACGCGTGGATCGGCGAACTGGAGGCCATGCCGGACGATGCGCCCGAGGATGCCCTGGCGCCGGTGCGGGTGCTCTGGATCGGAACAGCCGAGAGCTGGACAGAACTCGGCGACCTGATGCGGCTGTATGACATACGGCTGGTGGTCATGGACGCGATGCCGGAGCGTAACGCGGCCAAGGACTTCGCCAAGCGCTACCCGGGCCGGGTCTACTGCGCCTTCTACGGCGGGACCGAACGGCCCAGGTGGGTGCGGAAGGACCGGGAGGTCCATGTCGACCGCACGTCAGCCTTCGACGCGCTTCGCGACGAGATGCTCGCCGGGCTCTGGCGTCTGCCGTCAGCCGGCGAGCCCACCGTGCGCGAGGCCGCGGAGCACTTCGACGCGCTTCACATCATCCAGCAGGAGTACGGCCGGAACAAAGAGCCGAGGCGGACCTATGACCACGCCGACAGTCAGCCGGACCACTACGCCCACGCGGCGAGCTACCTCCGGCTGGCGGCACGGCGGAGCGCGGTGACGCACTTCGAGATCGCTTCGGGATGAGGCGTGGTGGGCGGATGGCGGGGTTGAGGGAGCGGGTGGGCAGGTGGATCGCCGGGCAGAAGTCGCTGCCCGGGCGGTTCGTGGAGTATGAGACCTCCGCCGGCACCTGCTCATGGGGTGGGCTGCAGATCCCGGCGGACCCCTACAGCGATTACGGCCGGCTATTCAGAGTGCACGTGTGGACGTACGTCTGCATCCGCACACTGACCATGGCGACGGCGACCATCCCGATCATGGTTCAGACCAAGCGCAAAGACGCCTGGGAGGATGACCCGAACAGCCCTCTGCAGCGGATCCTCGACGACGTGAACCCCGAGATGACGAGCTTCGGGTTCCAGGAAGCCACGATGGGGTATCTGAAGGCGTTCGGGAACGCGTTCTGGTACATGATCCGGGACCGAGGCGGGCGGCCGGCCGAGCTCTGGCCTATGCGGCCGGACATGGTGAAGGCCAAGCCTGGCACTGACAGGATGATCGGGTCCTACGAGTACGGCCCCGAGGGCAGCGCGACCACGTTCCCCGCTGAGGACGTCCTGCACCTGCGCTACTGGGATCCGGTGAGCGCGTTCTTCGGGACGTCGCCGATCACTCCGCTGGCCGAGAGCATCACCGTGAACCTGTACGCCCGGGCGTTCACGAAGAAGTTCTTCCAGAACTCAGCCGTGCCCGAGGGCGTGCTGTCGACCCAGGATGACGATCTCCCCCAGGCCGAGCTGCGCAAGCTGAAGCGGATGTGGGAGGACCAGGTCAAGGGGATCGACAACGCGCACCGGACGGTCATCATGCCGCGGGGCGTGGAGTGGAAGGCGCTGACCATCCCGCCGCCGCTGGCCGGGATTGGCGACATCGCGCAGTGGTCGCTGCAGGAGATCCTGGCCGGGTTCGGGCTGAACCCGATCATCGTCGGATGGCTTGAGAACGCCACGCTGGCGAACGTCCGCGAGCAGCGACGGGACTGGTATGAGAACAAGCTGCTGCCTGAGCTGGGGCTGATCGACGCGCTGCTCGTGGAGCGGCTGGCGCCCGAGCTGGGGCTCGACAAGGCGTCGGTGCGGATCCGCAGGGTGACGGATAGCATCGCGGTCCTGCGCGAGAACGAGCAGGGGCTCTCGAAGCGCATGCTGGCCGAGGTGGCCGCAGGAGTCCGGAGCCTGAACGAGTACCGCGAGGCGCTGCATGTGGGTCCGCCGATCGCGGGCGGGGACATCTACTGCCTGCCAGCCAACATGGTGCCGATCACCGAGGTCGGCGCTTCTGCGGCCCTGCCGCCAGGCAAGGGCTACACCAAGGCTCTCCACACCACGGACTGGCGGGGCCTCCAGCGGAAGAGCGCGCTGGCGTTTCGCCGGCAGGCCGTGAAGGCGGAGGCGGCGTGGGTTGCCACCTACTGGCCGATCGTGCAGGGCGAGCTGAGGGCGCTGCTCGATGATGTGGACTACTACACGGCCGGCGACCCGTTCGACCACGACAAGTGGGCACGGCGCTTTTCGGCGCAGGATGGCGCGCTCATGCCCCCGCTGGGCGAGGCGATGAATGCGGCGGCGCTGGCGTACTACAGCAGCGTGCTGCATGGGGAGCCGGGCAAGGCGCTCGCGTGGCGCCCCCTCCCTAGCCCTCCCCGTGAACGGGGAGGGAACGGCCACCACAAAGCGCCGTCGCCGGCGCCGCCCGAGGCGTGGCCCGAGTGGCTGAAGCCGGACTTGCAGCCAGTCGCCTCTCCCGTGGGCGTGGTGGAGATAGGCGAGCCGCTGGTGGGCACGCCGGACCCGGCCACGGCCCTCGATATTGCAGCCCGACCGAACATGCTCAAGCTGTCGCAGCAGTTAGCTAGTGTCCCGGACGACCTCTTCGACGTGGTGCGGCGCGAGTTAGCGCTGGGGCACGCGGAGGCAGAGAACGCGGAGCAGTTGGCGAGGCGGCTCGAAGAGGCCATCCTGGGCAGTATGGAGCGCGAGGGCTGGCGTGCTAAGCGGGTGGCGCGGACCGAGATGCACGGGGCTTTGCAAGCAGGCGAGTTCACCGCGATCCGGCTGGCGCGCGATGAGGGCATCGCCAAGGCCAAGAGCTGGCAGTGTTCGTTCCTGCCGGAGTCTCGGGAGAGCCACATGAGCGCGGATGGTCAGGAGCGGGACGTCGACGAGCCGTTCACGATCGGCGGCGAGAGTCTCGACCATCCTGGCGACCCGGCCGGCAGCGCGAGCAACGTGGTGCACTGCGTGTGCTACATGCACACCGAGCTGGTGGATTGAGGGGGCCTGATCCATGGCCGTGACGATGGTCGGCAACATCACGGTCGGCTACGAAGAGGGCGGCGTGACGCTGGCGCAGATCACGAAGCAGCTCTCGGCCTCCTGCGGCGAGGGCCCCTGCTACGCCCATGACTCGATCGCGGCAACGACCACGGACCAGAGCGTCTACCCCACGGGTTTGGCCGACGCGGACTGGGTTGTCATTCTCGCGGATGGCGACCTGAGCTACCGGAACGCGACCTCGAGTGAGACGGTCAAGGGCACGATCAAGGCCAACCAGCCGACTGTGCTGTGCCTGGCCACGGCGATCACGGGCTTCTACCTGACGAACGCGGGCGCGACGGCCGTGAACTACGCGATCCTGTTCGGCGCGGCGGCGTAGAGGTGGGGATGGGGATGGAGAACCGCAGGCTGAAGATGGCCTTCGAGGTCAAGTCCGTTGACTCGGAGCAGGGGATCATCACCGGCTACCCGGTCACGTGGGATCGCGACCGCGAAGGCGACCGCCTCGTTCAGGGCGCCTACGCCGAGAGCTTCCCCGCCTACATGAAGACGGGCGGGCCGTTGTTCTGGCAGCACTACTGGGACGAGCCCATCGGGAAGACGACCGAGATCCGCGAGGACGAGCACGGCGTGTTCGCCGTCGGCGAACTCCGGCCCCGCGGCAAGAGCAAGGTCGTCGACACCGTCCGCGACTACATGAGCGAGGGGCTCGTGCGCGGGCTCTCGCACTCGTTTCGGCCCATCGAGTGGACGTCGGCCAACCCAACGAAGGACCCCTACGGCTACGACGGCCGCGACATATCGAGGGCCGAATTCTTGGAGTGGGGTCCGGTCACGGTGCCAGCGAACCCGCAGGCCACGGCCATGTTCAAGAGCATGTTCGGGGACCGAGGTGCTGCGCTGGCAGGGGAGCCGCAGGCCAAGCGCGCGGCGCCCTTCGCCGACCTGCCGATCCACGATGGCGAGGATCCGTGGATCTGGCACCCGGCGGCCGCGAACGAGATCCTCGGCGAGGACCGCTGGGAGCGCTACGCCAAGGCGCACGCCTGGGCCGACCCGGCGCAGCGCCAGGCCAAGAGCGGGTACCGGCTGCCGTTCGGCACCCTCATTGACGGCGAGCTGCATGCCTCTGTTCGTGGCGTGAAGGCCGCGATGGCGTCGCTGCTGGGCGCGCGCGGCGGAGCGCAGATCCCGGACGAGGACCGCAAGGGCGCCTATGACCACCTAGCGGCCTACTACCAGAAGGCGGGGCTTACGCCCCCCGAGTTCCACCAGGCTGGCGAGAGCTTCTCGTGGGGCTGGTTCCACCACGATGAGCAGAAGGCGTTTGAGCAGGCCGACTTCGCCAGCACCATCCATCGGCTGCACGGCACCATTACCGAGGCCAGGCAGTTCGCAGCATCGCGCCGTCGCTCAGGCTGGGACCCACTAGCCGGCAGTGAGGACGTGGCGCGGCGAGCTTTGGCGACGCTCGAGGACCTACTCGGGCGTAAGGGCCAGAGCCTGGATACGGAGGCTCTACTCCGGTCAGTTGGCTTCGACTCGGTGCAGCACCTACAGAACGCGGCCCGGTTCGTTGAGGCCGCACGAGTCGAAGGGAGTGTATGACCATGGCTGCACCAGTCGCCCCCGTGG